TTGATACATTTGTATGTTTTCACCAGCAGTATTAGGAAACTTAACAGCGTTAATAGCTGTGCCAGTAACACCAGACTGCCGCCTAAATACTTTACCGGGATAGATATCATAGTTCTGTCCGGGTACAAGAGATGCCTCATCAACGTCAAATACTACATTACCTGCAAGTGCTAGGTTATCAATGGCCATTCTTACATGACCATTCATTAGTAGCTGGGCATCTTCCATGTTCTCTGGTATGCCTATGCCAAACAACTGGTAGGGATTAATCTCATACGGAGTTGCAAAGTAAGGAATACGATAAGGTACAAATGGATTGAGGACTAATCGTAGCACCTCATTGCCACATATCCATGCGTTTACAGAAACCTCTGAAAGATCATCTACTTCCATAGGAATGCCCATATCACGAATAAGATCACTATCCAGATTTCCCCAGAACTCAAGAACTTCGTACCTGTCAACAGCGGCTAAGTCTTCTAGGCTCTCTGCACGAATAGTATCTTCAAAGTATTTATCCGTGTAGTTAGGACCTCCGCTAAGACAGTTAGCAATAGCCTCGCCATTAAAGAAAGGCTTGTCCATCAAGTCACGCATCTGCGACCTGTTCAGTCGATGGCGCTGAATTACATAGGAGCAATCATCCACACTAGTAGCGGTGGGGTCTGGGTAAAAGTTCCAACAGGAAACCGACTCAAGCCGAGGTACAAGCTTCTTATACGGGCTGTAGTTCTTTTCGCTATCCCATCTGTGAAGAGTTTTACTTTCATTGAGCGGCCCCTTTACAATGCCTGTGCCAAGAAGAGCGCACTCAAATAAAGAGTGACGTAGAATATTCGTGGCGTTATTTTCATGCAACTGATCATGGATGAGCTTTTCCATGTGCCGCGCCGTCTCACGCGAAGGATTAATCTGAGGTTCGCCCATGCGACTTGGACCTTCCTGTAGATCAATGCCTTCATACTTCTCAGCTAGCCCTGCCAAGGGAGAAGCTTCTGTAGCCCCCGGTGGCATATCGCGGCCATCGCCGGGAAAACCATAGGGATCTGCAACAGGCTTTTCTTGTTGCTGTGGAGGTACAGGAGTTTTGCTTAAATGTGCAAACTCCGCTACGCCTTCAGGTACAGGACTAGGCTCAACAACGATTGGGAACTTCTTGTTTGCAAAAAGAACGTCAATTATCTGGCCGTATGCAGCAAGAACTTTCGTCTTGGTAATCTTAACAAAAACTTTACTGTTCTCAGACTCACGGAACTGGGTTGTAGAATCGTAGATACCTCTAAAGTTTTTATAGGCTTTTAGCCAGCGTTGTTCATGCTGGTAACGGCCATGCTCTGCTTCTTCAAACTTAGATTTAACAGTACCAACTACATTTGTAGAAGCTTCATCAACAAAAGCTGCTGCAGTGATATCTCCTAAAGGTGTATCGTCCATAGGACTTCCTTACTTAGTAGTCTTTTTCATCAGCCATACGAAATACAGCCGGATCAACCGTATTGCTTTTCGGACGGGGCATATCAACATTTAGAGCATCGCGGTCAATCTTACCGACCAGCATCTGCTCTAGTCCTTCGCGGTGCAAAGCACCGTCTGGGGCGTCACTTACTTCGCCTTGTTTCTTCATCATACCCATGATGTAGTCTTTACCATATGCGTACATAGTTTTTCCTTTCTGTAGCTATTGGTTCATAAAAGAGGTTCTGCTTTTTACCTCTTCCATAGTTCTCCCCCTTAACTCACTCTCTTCGGGGATTAAATCTTCTCTCTTAGCTTTTTGCATCATTCTATCATATTCTATTTCAGAAAAAGATGATCTAGCTGTAGGCGCTGCTGCTGCAGCCTCTTCTGCTACTGTTGCTGCTAAACCAACACCGGGAACAAAAACTTTTAATCCTCCTCTACCAGCTTTACCTAACATACTACGAATTTTTTGTTTTCTTTGTTCGCGGGTAAGATCAGCAGCACGGGGTTCTTCGGATGTTGCTGTTTCAGGGCCAGCTATCTCTGGCATTGATTTAGCACGGGTATCTTGAACATACGGATCAGGCTCTGCACTGAGCTTTCTAATGACTAAAGGTTCATTTGCTCCTCCAGCATCCAATACTTTTAAACCTTGCTTATAATACTTCTGACTAGGTTTAACGTACTCTGGCACATCAGCATCTGACAAACGGGACGGTCCTAACTTCCCTGATACTTCTTTATCAGCTTCTAAATATCCTGTAAAAAATAAGTAATCTTTAATGTTCTGCATAGCGTCCAAAGATACTTTAGGATTGATTTTACGAGCTTCGTTTACAATCTCTGTAAACAGATTTACTTTGCCCTCTTTACTTACAGCCTTAGACATTGCTTGTTTAAACGTCTCTACATCTCTTCTTACAATCAGTGCGCCTTTTGCTACTCGCGAAACTTGACCCCGATTTGGCTCTACAGTTTCTCCCCCCGGTACAGGAGGGCTGCTGTCTATCGCCTTTGTAATCTCATCCAGAGTGCGACTTTCTGGTAGCATGTCTTCAAGGCTAAGATTTTCAGGAGCTTCTATTCCTGCTTTAATTACCTCTGCTCTAAAATCCATAGCGAGACTAGCAGTCAACTTTCTTCCTAGCTTTTTTCTAAAAGACTCAAGATCATCAGGGCCAAAAGAAGATCTGTTCTGATCTTTTATCTCCTTAATTACAGCTTTAAGAGCATCTGCTTTCTTCATGTTTAGTAACCAAACGTAGAGTCAAAAGGTTTAGGCTTTGCTTCTTTCATCTTATTCATCATTGAGTTAATGGTTAGATGGCCTCTTGCACGGGTCATGCACATGTATCGTAAAGCGTCGTAAGCATGATCATCTGCTTTTGTATCTACATCTTCAGGGTTTGTCTTTGACAGGGGTAATCCTGAGAGAGTGCGTATCAGATGTGTGCAGGTTGAGAGTATCTTTATTCTTGGTTCTTGTGTTAACTCATCTACCTGCAAACGCCTATGTAGCTCCAGTTTACCTGCAATCCTGTTTCTATCCGATGGAGTGAACCTAGCCCCACAACGAATTAAGGTTTCAGCGATAGAAGGTCCAGTGCCTGTCCTGTTCCAACAAGAGGAGTCAAGCACTGAGTAGTACATGCCGGGATCTTCTCCCTCAAGATTTATAATGATATTGGCTAAAGTTTCTGCAGTCTGGCCTTTGCCGTAAAACTCCCTGTAAATCCAAAGCGTATCATCCCAGTCAACTGCGCCCCACAGAACACAGGAGGGGGCGGCATATCCATAATCCGCTGCACGAACGCGCAACCAGTTATGGGGTATCTGTGTCTGTGAGGCTTCCACAACATGTATGTTGCGGGAAAACTCTGGGAACGCCGCTCCCTCTGCGACATCCCAATCCCCTTCTAGAAGACGCCTTCGCTCGACTTCTGGGAGCGACCTCAACATGGCTTCATATTCGCCAGTTTCAGCGAGGTAGGGGTTATCAGTCAGACGCGCCGGAATGAATTTACGAAGAAACAGCGGCTGACCTGCTTTACCGTTAGTTGCTGTTTCAGGCCACAAAAGAGCATTACCTGTATCAACATCGGTAGCTGCAAAAGGACTATTAGGCGGTGCAGGGTCGATATACATCTTCTTGACCCACCAACCCCCTACCCCTCCGGGGTTTCCTGTGCAGCGCATGTATGCGTTAATCTCCGAGTCCGTCGTACGGAGCCTAGAGCGCAGATACTCCCACACATAGGGAGTCGGGTAGTGCGTTATCTCGTCAATACCAATCCAAGTAAAAGACTGCCCTTGGTAGCGTGTTACGTCTTTGTCTTTGTCGAGGTAGGAGAACCATGCCGTAGCCCCAGACGGGAACTGCCACATGGCTTTTGACTCTCTAAATATGGCACCGGGAAAAGCTTTTGGATAGAGTTGTTTACTTTTATCGACCAGTTCTGTAAGCTCATCCAGAGTACGACGAATAATAAGGGCGCGATGATTGGGACTGCTACAGTAACGAAGCAAATCAGCGAGAAGAGCATAAGACTTGCCCCCACCAGCAGCGCCACCATAAAAAACATCCCTTTCAGGACTCGCCAAAAAGTCAGTCTGTGGCCCCGAGTTTGGCTTGAAGATAACCTCTGCTTCATCCTCTACTAACTCCCTTACGGGTTTTGGTACATTCTGTAGTGTGGTATCTTCAATAACTTTAGCACCATTCTTGTTAAACAGAGCCTGTTCAACCTTCTTGATGCTGTCTTTCTTTTCCTTGGCCCGAGATGCTTTCTTCTGCGCCTTCTTCTTAGCCCTGTCCGCATTACGGACTGCGGCGGCGGATGCTCTTCGCGCTCTTTCTTTTGCAGAGATTCGGTAGTTACCTTTTTCACCCTCGGCTAACTTTGGGCGACCCCGTTTACGCTTTACAGGCTCTTCTCTTGCATCAGCCTTATCCACCAAAGGCGGGGGGCTTTCGTCTGACGTTTTTCTTATGCCTTCGCTCTGGTATTCTAAATCGTCCAAGTGTTTTACCTTTGTGAAATACTACCTTGGTATTCCCTGCCGTCTTTTTCTTTTTTGTTGCCATTATTTTAGTTTCGGTCTACGAACCCCGCCGCCTTTTGCGTATTTTTTAACTTTGCCGCCTTTTGCAAATCTACCCGTAAATCTAGCTCCAACATAACTAGAACCGCTCTCTGGGTCGTATCTTCCTTGAATACCTGCTGAACCCTTTAGCCCTCCAAACTCA